TAAATTGCCTCGCAAGCTTTATGACGACGTTTTGCGGCAAGGATTTGCCCAACGTCATTTTGGCGAGGCAGCTATGCTTATCGGCGACTGGTTAAGTGCCTATACCTCCACCGTACAGGGATATCCCTATAACCTAATAGGGGTAAATCATCTTAAAGAGTCCGTTCATCCCATTACCGGGATGCCTGTCTATCGCACTCCGGGTGGTCAGTATTTGCGGCATCAAAACTCGATTGAAATCCGAGTAAACCGCAGCAAAACGGAGCAGCGGAAGGCAGGTGATCTGGTCTACTATGAGACGCTCATTCAGCTTTATACGTCAAAAAACTGTCGCGGTGCGCAGGACAAGAAGATCGCCGTCGTTTTGCGCCAATGGAACGAAGTTGTCGATGATAAGCCTACGCTTATCAGCAATTTTGAGTGGTGGGAAGCCGCCACCTGGATGCTCTACGACGGAACAGGAATGCCAAAAACAGACTGCGAAATCCTGCTTCCGAAAGTAAAGAAGGTCATTGACGTCAAAAAGCGTTCGCGAGGCGATCTCTTCTACTGCGAGCAGTTAGGAATTCCGCAATCGGATCCGATTCCGGCACATGAAATGGGCCTTAAGATCGAGGAGCGTGAAGACATCCTTCACGAGCTCTACAAAATATTCGGCATTAACGTTATGGATCTCTATAACGCCGAGCAGCCGCTACTGAAGAGATCCGTAACTACGGGCGACGACTATGATAGTCCGATGGAGACGATGAAAGAGGGTATCCCTGACCTTAGTTTTGAAGGGGACGAGGTGTGAGCGGTCAAACTCCTTTTTGGTCGTTTGTCGAAACGTTATTGGAAATTGACCCTGAAACGACAATTGTTGACGCACGACAGTCCATTGTCGGCCAGATTCCAATCGGGAAACCGGTTAGGATCGAAAAGGCCCGTCCGGACACACACTATAATTTCCTTATTGTCGACGGCAAAGGACTTCAGAAGTGCAAGTCCGAAATTGCCAGCTTAACGTTCGATAATTTGGTCGTTCTTTCCGAAGGGACAAAGAACGATGAAGCGTTGAATTTTATGACATTTGTGGATGCTCATTTCGAGTCGGTTCCCGATATTTCGATGTATCTACCCGATTGTACCATTGAAAAGAACTGTCCCTATAAATGGTTGTTTGCGTGTCGAATTACGGCGAAGAAGGAGGAAGCTATGTCTTTGGAACCTGAAACTGTGCCGGTTAGTCAGCCAAATCTCGAAGACAGCTCGAACGAGCTTATGCCGAGTCCATCCGGCGATGCGGTCGTAGACCACACTATTGAGGGGTTTGGGGCCGTAAATCTCGACGGGCTGTACGACTTTGAGAAGCCAATTGTTTCTCAGATATGCGAACATATCAATGAGCATGTAAAACGAACGTTAGAGTGGTATTGGAAACTGGGAAAACTGGTGTATAAGCTAAAGCGCGAAGAGGATAAACATAATTGTTCGTTTCACGAGCGACTCGAAGTCTTACGACAGATGCTCGATAATCGTACGATCCGGACGCTTTTAAACGCAAAAATGATTTATGAACGATGGTCGAATCTGGAAGAGTTCAAGAAGGTCATTAGCTATAACGAAAGCCCTGAACGTCAAGGTATGCTGAGCTTTCGTCATTTACTTGCTCTTGCCCGGATCGACGATGACGAGAAAGTCGATGAGCTTGCCCAGGCTGTCGTCACTAAAGGAATTGCCGCGCAGGAGCTGGAAGCGATACTGATAGGTAAAACAGGCAAGCGTCGCGGTCCGGGTCGAGGTGTTAATGTTCCTGAATCCATCGAGGAAAGGCTATATAAATTAAATAGACATGCAGCCGCGTTTCGCAAAGTTCTCGAGGCGCTTTATGCGGGCGGAAAGTTTGCTTCTGATTTAGAACAATTGAACGTCGACGATGAAATAGAGCTCGTAATAGTGAATGCAATAGATGCGTTAGAAGATATATCGTCAATGGCTCAGGTTCTACTGCAGACGTTTGATAAAATGACCCGTAGTAAAGACCGAGATTAAAAATTCGCATCCAGGATTTTCTTGGCCTGAAGGACGTCAGGCCGCATTTTTTAATCCTAGAATTCCTGCCCGCCCGACGACGCGGTCGGCCAGTTACTGGCTGAAAAGTCGTCATTTTAACCCTCCCATTTTACTTTTTTTGATTTTATTCCGGGGACCTGGCGGTCGCCGGGGACTAGAAGCGTCTCAAAAATGAGACATTTCTAGATGACAATCGGAAATAGCGTCTGTTCGGCAGGCGCGCATTTCAAGAAGGTTTTAGCCAGACGCATTGTCGTCTATGGCCGAAAGAATATTCGACCGACGACCGCCAAATTGTAGCCAGCAGCATAACGGCCGTTGGCAGATTAGTTGTATCGGCCCATCAGATCGCCCGCGCCAGTGTGCTAGGCGAACATTTCGCGCGTTTAGCTATGGGCGGCGAATGGCTAAAAAGGAGATTAAAACTATCGGTAGGGTTCAGAACGAACCTTTACCCTGCCGACAGTATTCTACGGGCCCGCAGGAAGCCCGATTACGCTATTTTGCGACTGTTATTCTAGAAATATCTCATTTTTGAGGCGCTTCTAGTCCCCGGCGACCGCCAGGTCCCCGGGGTCGGGGGCGCTTAGCTATTAAAGGTCTGGAGAATGGTTGGTAAATTCACTATAGATGGGCGTCGGCGTCCTTATCCTCCGCTGAAAGTAATTAAGCGTTTGGCCGATAAAATCTACAGCAATCTTCTCTTGTTTGCGGATAAGCCGATTCAGCAGGAGGAGATCGTCAAAATCGGCCAGCGGCTGATCGAGATTTTTAAGCCGCCCGATGAGAAAACGCTCTTTGACTGTCTCATACCTATTTATAATCAGACACTAAACAAATACGAAATCGAGCTGTTCGCTTGGCGATTGGCGGCTAATGCTCGGCGAATCCGGAATTCGATTCCGGTGTCTTTTTGGTTTGGTCAGACAAAAGAAGAGCCGGCAATTTGTCAGTTTATTGCCCCAGAGGAAGAAGGCGATGTTAGGCAAGGTTTTATGCGGTACTGTGTACTTACAGGTCCCGCAGCTACCATTACCGGACGTATCTTTATCAACAGTTCTCGAAGATATCGTATTTATCGTGCAAGCAGCGTGAACGATCATCTGCGTCTTCGCTATCTATCGGCGGCAACATTTACGTGCCTTCTCATTCCGTCGCGAGCATCCTATCCGATGATCGATCCTTGGACTATCGGATGTACGAACAAACTTACCGCGCGTAACAAAAAACTTTTCGATCTCTGGTTACAAGCACGACGGGAACGGGTCGAAATAAAAGCTAGAAATGCCTATTATGTTCCGGTTATATTAAAGGATGGTTATACAAAAGACCTCGTAATTTCTTTTTAGCTATTCAAGAAGGAGGCGGCAATGCTTCAGTTTCGTCCGATCGGTAATCCGTCCGAAGTACCGTTTTACAATCCTGAGCGCGATCTTGCGCATGTTGGACCGCTACTAATCCGAGAGGCAATTGCGCAACTTGAGCCGTCTGCGCGCGAATTCTGGTTCAATGACTATCTGACTAAGAACAATGTTAGTGATGCGCAGCTTGCCGTAGCGGCAGAACGGATTGCTAAAGCCCTGAGCGACATGACAACCGATGCAAGGATCGCCCTAGGCCATGCGGGATTTTTCGACCTTCCTATCGAAGTGCAAATAGCTGTTTATACGAAAATTGGCCAAGTATTTCTTGCCGCAACCCATACGGCCATACGTTGGACGCTTGATGAGAGCGTAACAAAAGCTCCTATTGCAGACCGAATTCAAGATGCTGCCCAAACCATCTCTTCGACAATCAAAATCGAGTAATGCCTACGTTTCCTCGTCCGTACCTCAGTGAAAATCTCGTGATGCCGCTTCCGACGGACATTGTCTGTCCGTCATGCTGCGGTGTGGCCACAGTTTATCTTGACTCTCGTCATATGCCGATTATTTACTGCCGCAAATGCGGACTGCAGTCGTTTATCAGTCTTTTTGATAAAGACGATCAAAGGCGTTGGTTCGAGCGACCATTCTTGCCGTCTCGACCGATTGAAGATAGCGACTTGCCCGCGTTTACTGTGTGGCTAAAGCGTTACTTTGATCCTCTTCTTTCAACAGCGGATGCACCGACGTTGCTTCGTCAGATTTTCTGTCGTATTGAGAAAAGATGGAAACGGTTCGCCTGCCCAGTGTATCATTGCGAAGGCCTTGTGACCGGATATGTTTCGCTAAGCAATCGCTCATTCTATGTGCATCGAAACTACGACAATAGCACAGGCGGAATTTTGCCGCGGGCTGACGTCTTTAGGAGCAATCGAGCTATCTTTATTTCGCCGATCGATGCGCTGCGCTGCTATGTCATAAACGCACGACAGAAAGGCAGTATTGATATTCCTATATACGCGGTTATTCAACGGGAATTAAAAATAAAATATCGCTGGCATGATCCTCCTTCGCCATTACTGCCTCTACTTAACATCAATCGAAAGTGCGAGATGATTTTTGCCATTCCCGCTGGTAGCGCCGCCAAGACGATAAATAGGATCGTTCGTGCCGCGAACGTGCTCAACGCATTTGTTTCAGCATACGACCCCGAAGAGTTTGATGACGTCGATAGCCTTATTGCTACCATCGAACGTCGTGCGCAGCCTGCCAGTAACGCGTATTTCCTTATTAGCAACAGGAAGTTTTTCCTTCAAAAGGACAAACTCGTTACCGCCGATCTAAGCGAATATGATGGCGTACTACTTTTGGGTGGGGGTCTATACGTAATTAAGCGTGAGAATTGTATTCTTGACGCTACTAAATTAGAACCGATCACCAATTTTGGTTTCAAAGTTGTCGGCTGCACCAGCAAGCGTTTGCTTGTCGATGTAACCTATATTGACGGAACAAAACTTAGAATTTCCGTGTCGCTTGAACTGCTACGAATATCGGCACAGATGCTTAGAAAGGCGATCATACGTGCCTTAAACGCTGCTGGAAAAGTCCCCTTTATCCGTTGTTCGAGCAACCTATTAATGTATATTCTCCTAACAACGGCGAATCCCGAGGTAAATCTAGCATCGTACGTTCGGCACATGGTAAGATGAAAAAAACTGGGAGTTTCCGTTGTCATCTAACTGTAAAGGGGTAAGATTATGTGTCGATGCAACGTAGAAACACGTAGAGACGCTTGTGACATGCTGCAAAAAGGTCTCATGCGGTTTGCGACTGGAGCCGTGCGCAGTACCGACGCCGAAGGTGAACGGTGGGATCTGATTACTCCGATTGGTTTAAGGCGTCTAGCCCAAACCTGCGCCGAAGGGGCTGCGAAATACGGCGAATACAACTGGCAGAAAGGTATTCCGGCTAGCGTAATGCTCAATCATGCGATACGGCATCTATATCTGTATTTGGCGGGGGATACAAACGAAGATCATCTCGCCCATGCAGCGTGGAATATACTTGGTGTGTGTCATTTTGAAGAAGTTATGCCCGAAATGATCGACATTCCCACTCGACGTCGCGAAAAAACAAACGACGACGACAAGTCTGAGTAACGCGTGTCGGTGGCAGCGTCTTGTGGCAGCTTGGAATCTGGCCTTCTTTTGCTGTTAGACCGCAATCTTCCCATGGCATCAGACGTCGTTAAATCCAACGCCGTTCCACAAGCTGCGGTCGCCGTCGATCCCAAGGAAATTCTCGAAAAGCTTGCCAAAACGGTTCAAGCCAACGACAACACCAGCGCGCTTCTTCCGGTTCTTTTCTCGTTAAACGGCGAACCGCTTCGGCTGGAAGATCATTTTGTTTTCAAGCCGCTTTTTAACCTCCACCAGCCGATGGAAACGGTTCTGATGTGCGGTCGTCAAGTAGGGAAAACTACCAATATCGCGGTTCAGAGCCTTCTATTAGCCGCCAGCCTTCCCTACTTTACGGTTACCGTGGTCTTCCCTCGGGAAATTCATGCCGCCCGATTCAGTACCCTTTATCTTAGCCCGCTTCTCCGCTCATCAGTTATAAGCGATATTTTGATGGGCAAGGATAGCGTGGATCAGGTGTTCCAGAAAGACTTTACGAACGGATCCCATATCATCCTGACCTATGCTTACGATAATCCCGATCGAACACGTGGTATTGCGGCAACGCGGCTATTGTGTGACGAAACCCAAGATATGCTCCTTACGTCTATTGAAATCATTAAAGAGACGCTTTCTCATGCCAAATTTGGCGTACAGGCCCTTTATGCCGGAACCCCGAAAACGACGAGCAACACCTTAGCCACCCTCTGGTACCGAAGCAGCCAAGCGGAATGGTTTATACGTTGCACCCATTGTACGACAAACGGTAAACCGACTTGGAACATTCCCTCGCCGGATCATCATTTAGAGAAGCTTCTGGGGCCAGTCCATGAGAAAATTTCCGAAAGATACCCTGCCTTACTATGCCATAAATGCCGACAGCCGATTTCTCCGCGAAACGGGCAATGGGTCCATCGATATCGGGATAGGATCCCCGATTTTACGGGGTATCACGTCCCCCAAATTCTTCTTCCGCATCATTATGCCAACCCTCGAAACTGGGCAACACTTCTAAAGAAGACGAATGGTCCAACATACATCTTCTACAACGAAGTAATGGGGTGGCCATATGATGCCGCAGCCGCCATTGTAAGCGAGCAAGATTTGATCCGTGCCTCTACATTAGGGGAAAATAAGGATGAACTTGCCGTCCAAGAGGCTAAAAAATATACGATTACGGCCCTCGGTGTAGACTGGGGCGGCGGCGGGGAGGATATGACGAGCTTTACCACCCTTGCGCTTGTAGGCCTCTGTCCGGACGGCAAATTGCACGTTATTTGGGGGAAAAGACTCCTTACGCCAAACGATCATCTTCGTGAGGCCGCCGAAATCTGCCGGTATTGCTGTTACTTTAACCCCACCTTTATGGCCCATGACTACGGCGGAGGAGGTACGGTTCGTGAGACAATCCTTGTAAATGCCGGCTTTCCTGACCACAAAATCGTCCCCATGTTATATGCGGGGACGAACATGGCGGCCGTTTATAAGGTTAAAGAGCCGAACGAGCTTAACCCTCGTTCTTATATTCTCATCAACAAAACAAAAACTATTCAGATACTTTGTGCGCTTATCAAACTTGGCCAGATTAGATTTTTTGCTTATAACAGGCAGAATCCGCAGGAATGCTTAACGGCCGATTTTCTGAATTTGAAAGAAGAGCGTACCGTGTCTCTCGTCCGGGAGCGCTATCATATTTCTAAGCAAACCGGCTCTATCGACGATTTCGTTCACGCCGTCAACTATGCGTGCATTGCCATATGGCTAAATACGCGCTGGCCCGATATGGCAAATGCCGTGGCTGAATACGCTTCGGAGCAACTCGTCGAATAAGTTATAATAAGATAAGTGAGAAATTAGATTCCGGAATTTTAGCAGCCTACGATGAATACCCTTTTTTGGGGGGTTTCGTCAGAATTTGATTCCGGAATCAAATTTTTTAAAATGTTACGAACGTCAAGAATCGTAATAAATTTGATTCCGGAATCAAATTTTCTAACTCTATCGGAGGCAAGACGATGGCATTTCTTGACCAACGATCTGACAAAAGCGGCCAAAAAACCGCTAGTATTATGACGAGTTTCCAGGCTCCAGCGTTCGTAAAGTCGGCGTCATTAGATCAAATCATGGGTAAGGAGGCCAAGGGTAGTCTGGACTATGCGGATCCATATCATAAACGCTACCCGATTACAAATCCGGCGGCGATATGGATGTCGGCTGCCTATTTTTGGCTTGAAAAGAACGCCGATGAAGAAGTAGAACGTCGTATTATTGAGGCTGCCGAACTGTTCAACATTAAAGACGAGGTTCTTCAGCTCAAAAGCGAAATCTCAAAGACCCTCGAAAAGCAGGCCGCTGACGAGGAAGTTTCCGACGATTACTTTGCCTTGGTTAAAGAAGTTGCTGGCCACAAGCGCCGTTACTATCCGCTTCGTAACCGTCAGGAAGTGAAAGTAGCGGCCCGATACTTTAACGAAAACCGGGCGAGCATTCCTCGGTTTGAAGACCGCTATCAGATGGCCAACAAAATCCTTGCAGCGGCCGAGCGAGAAGGCGTTTACATCGGGAATGAGTTGGACGTACTTCTCAAATCGGCTTGTATCGGATTACCGTCCTTTGACGGACTCTGCAAAGTGATCCGTAACCGGGTCAATATGGCGAAAGTCGATGGCAAATACGATCTTGCTGTCGAATTGGAGGAACTGGCCAAGAAGGTAACGCATCTCGAAAAAACGGCTTCGTTGAATATTGGCGAGGTTCAGGCAGTTCTGGAGCTTATCGACAATCTCGATAATACAAATAGGTGGACCCGCCATTACCATTTAGCGGGGCTTCCCGAAGATTATATCTTTACGGTTACGGAAAAGAGCGCTGAGTTAGTGAATATCGTCGTCAACCCCGATACGGGTGCTATTTATAACGCCGATGCTTTTAAGGACCTTACGCCTTCTTCGCTCATCCCATCCCTCGGAGAAGATTTTGTTAAGTTGGCTTCAGATCCGGACTTTGACCGGTTCGATCAAAATCGGCTTCAAGAAGCGCTTTCGAACTATGGTTATGGTGCGATTTTCGATGACGTAATGGCAAGTCTAGGGATCGCCCCTATCATGAAAGTCGAGAAGGGTTATCAGATTCCGGACTATATGTGGTCAAGGTTGGCACGCTATGGACGACCAATTGCAAGTTGATGCTAGCGTTATTGAAGGTTTGGCCGTGGCACTTAAACAGGCCGCAGAGGCCATGAAAAATATCGATAAATCGAAACTTTATCTTGTCGTTGCCTCTGTAACCGGCCGACCTTCTGTATTTGAATTTGACTCGATTGAGCAGTGCAAGGCCAAAGTGGCCGAACTGCACCAAGAAAAGAAAGACTATCCTCTCTTTGTTTATTTGTTTGAAGGTAGGAAGTGGAGCGTTCGTAATAGTCCTCTGTCCTTAGTGTCTCCCGATGGCCAGTTTTATCTTATTCGTCCGGAGTCTATAACAGAGGAGCAAGTCGATGTCATCTGACGTCCATGAAGCCGAGGTTTCCTTGCTTAAGAGTGAGGATAAATATAAGTCGTTAGGAATACAGATTGTCGAGGATGACGTTCATGTCGTCGGAAAAGGCATGTTCTACAGCGTCCCAAAGTCTAAAGGAGGTGTTATGACCTGGTATAACCCAAACAAAGTCGAAACGGTAATCGTGGATCCGGGTACTGAGTTTGAGCGGATATTTAACCCTACAACCGGAAGGTCGGAGCCTTCCAAAGGAGCTGCCGAGCTTTTAAAAGCAGTAATCCAAGAACACGGTAGCAGTCCTCCGTCCGCAAGTCCAGGATATGCTCAGCCAGCTTTTGTTCCGGAAACCATTCATAAAAACGAGCTAAAGGTAACCTTCGCTGTTACTGGTTCGCCAATCCTAATTACAAGTCGGTATTACAAACACATCATTACCGAGAACAAGCGATTCATCATTCTCATTAAGTCATTGGCCGATAGAGGCGAAGAGATGCTTGATTTTGTCTCTTCAAACGAGTCGACCATCGGCATTCATGTGGACGGGCTCGACAGCGTTCTCGTAACGACAACTGCCGAGTATACCGCTTTTGAATTTAACGGGTTCAAATTCCAAATCTTTAAGATTCTTGACGAACGATTTCCAGGCAGGCCGTCATGATTGATAACCCATTCCAGACAACCGGTGCTGGGCCGTTTGGAGACGCCTATACTTATCGTGCCCGCTTTCAACCATTTCCAGCGCCTTGGTTTGATTATGCTAGCACCCAGCTTCCTGCGACGCTATGGGATGCTCTGCGTTGGTGTGAGTTTCTCGTAACGACGCAGCCGGTCTATAGATCGGCGATTGAACGAATCATTTCCTACTTTATTACTGAAATCGAGGTTACCGGGACTGATCGAGAAGGAAAACGGAGCTATAAAGACCTCCTTGAGAACGTCTTAGGCATTTATGGCCATTTAAAGTCGTTCGGTCTGGACTATTTCACGTATGGCAACTCTTTTGTTAGCGTCATCGCTCCGTTCGAGAAGTTTGCCAGGTGTACCAATAAGGAATGCTCGTTTGAGACAACCGTTCTTCGTCTTTTCGACAATAAAGATAACAACAAAGCACGATGGACCGACGGCGAGCTTTTCGCAACATGCCCTGCCTGCAAAAGGAATGTCAAATGGCACGTCATTTCGCGACGTAATTTAACTGCCGAAAAGCTCGTTATAAAGCGTTGGTCGCCATTTGAGATCGAAATCGAATTCGATCCCTTCTCCGGCGCAACACGACATATTTGGCGTATTCCAGCCTACTTTAGAACCGAAGTCGCGAAAGGCTCTCCTCTTACAATCGCCAATGCACCGGATGAAGTTTTGCTAGCGGCTACGCGGAATCAGAATATCCGGTTCTATCCTTCGGAGATTTTCCACGCCAAAGTACCTACTTTGGCGGGGCATATCCTCCGCGGATGGGGTATAAGTCCCGTTTTGGCGCATTTCAGGCAGGCGTGGCTTGTCGCACTGTTCCATAGACATAACGAAGCTGTTGCGCTTGACTACATCATTCCGCTACGGATTCTTACCCCCGCAACGAGGGGAGGGGCATTAGGGGATTCGCTAATGGCGGGGGATGCGGGCATTATTTCGCAACAGCTTCATTTTGCCGTTCAAGCCCGTAGATACGATCCGACTAGTTGGGCTATCTTTCCGTTTCCGGTTCAATATCAATTTGTGGGAGCAGAAGCTAGTCATTTAGCCCCGGTTCAGCTGTTGGATTATGTGCGTGCCGAGCTTTTAGAATCTGTCGGCATCCCGATGGAGCTTTATCGAGGCTCGTTGTCAGTTCAAGCCGCCCCAGCAGCATTACGACTGTTTGAGGCGAACTGGTCTTACATTATTCATATCTTTAACCGGTTCTTGCAATGGGTTGCAGATAAGATTGCTGCCCTCTTAGATTGGGACCGAGTCCAGGTCAAGCTGGTTAAGCCGTCCATTAGTGATGACATCAATAAACAGCTGGCCAAGATACAGCTTATGCAAGCTGGGCTGGTCTCCAAGCAAACCGCCCTCAAAGCGCTCGGCATCGAAGATTTCCTCGAAGAGACGCAGCAGGCTCTTACGGAGGAGAAACAGCTCACGACACTGCTCGAAAAGAGCAAGGAGGATATCGAAAAGAGCCAAGCTATGCGTCAATTGCTAAGCTTGCCTGCAGGGGCCGGAGAGCAAGCCGCGCAGGGCGCAGTTATTGGTGGTCCTCCTCCCGCGGTAATGGGGGGAGGCATGCCTCCACAGCAGGGTGGCGGCGGAGGTGCTCCTCAAGGTCCGATGCCGATGCCTGGCCCAGTGTCGCCTACGGATCAAGTGCTGGCACAGCTGACTATGCGTCAATCGACCATGACCGTCCAAGATTTGGAACAGGTCGCTACAACGTTTGCTCAGCAGCTTATGCAGATGCCGCTTGGTCAGCGTATTAGCGAACTGAGACGGCTTCGGGTGAAGAATCCTACTGTCCATGCCCTTGTTAAAGCAAAAGTCGAGGAAATGGACCGTGAAATGACGCGACGGGCAAGACAGACGATGATGCCGCGCTAGAAATTTGATTCCGGAATCAAATTTATGGAAATCTTTTGGATTCACGAGCTTCCAAAGGATCCGCAATCTCTCGTGATCCCCGGCGTTCCGTCTCTTTATGAGCGACTATATGAAGATGAGGAGGCGGAGCGGAAGGATATTCTACGCTGTTTCATGCAACTTAAGTCCGAACTAGCATTGACTCAAGAGTCGATTGACGTTGATGACTTAAAACCGGTCGATGTGTTAAACGAGAATGTTTACGACGAGCAGCCACATGTAATAGTCAATGTGCCGAAAAAAGAGGATGTGTCGGATGATCAAGACGAGCGTGCTACGCCAGCGAATTTACTTCAAGCGCTTCGCCGCTTGAGTACGGATAGAAAAGGGTCGAAATAATGGGTCTTAGCTACGAGGCAATAAGATGGTTGCTCGACCTTTTAATGACGAAAACGGCGCAGCAGATACAACCGCTTGTGTTGCCGCCGAACCTCCATGGCAACGATTCTATGCAGTTGCCTCGCCCCGATGATTCTATACGACAGGGAACTAATGGTCCTTTTACGGGGCCGCAGTTGACTCTCCGCGCCGCTGATCCTAGGCAGTCTAGCATTAATAATTTGTTTAATCCTCAGTGGCCATATTCCCCCGGCAAGACGTCTACGCCGGAGGGATCTTGGAATCGTTTTGGTCGTGCGGAGTCCGCCGGTGCCACTCTTTTTGGTCCTCGGTACGAATTTGAGTCTTTGCTAAGGCTCCCTCCGGCTGGTCCTTTGCGTGTTCAACCACTTGCTAGCGAGCCATTCGCTAGTAATCGGCCGCCGCATGAGCTCCTGAATATAAGTGGTCACGGAGGTGACTGGACTATACCTGCGCGGGAGCCGCAAAACAGTTTAGTACTATATCTTAATCGGCGTTACGACGATGCGGTAATGGATGAATCGCTAAGTCATGTCGACCTCTTTCGTTTTAAGGATTTTCCTAGGGCTATGGAGGAGTATCTCAAGCTATTGACCGGGCAAGATAATATGTTTTATCGTATGAATCTTAGAACCGCAGAGCGCGGCTCTCTTGACGCGTCTAACATTCTCGTTGCATTGTTTAGCCGCCGCCCTCTTGACCCGTCTAACAGTCCCATCGCATTGTTTGACGGACTGAACCGAACTATCGATCAGTACAGATACGTACAAGGTCATCCGCGTCACGGTTCCGCGTCTCGATTTATTTCGCGGGTCAACGAGAAACTGAAGGCTATTCCAACTCCGCTAGATGCTGGGTCGTATGCTTTTTTCGGTGAGGTACCCGAATATACCTTGGGTGCAATGGCCGCATACGGGACGCCCGGGAGAGATCGTCCAGAACATTACACGTCTGCTATTGTACCGTTGATATGGCAACCGATTACATGGCCTCCGCTACATGAGTCGTTCCACATCGGTACCATGTCAGCGTACGCTGGCGCAGGGCTTCTAGCTCTGCAACTGCTTTCATGGATTCCGCATCCTTCTGCGGGAGCCGTTCGTGGAGTTGCGGCGAATGCTCGTCATGCGCTGCGGCTACTTCAGCATGGCGCACACCGACTTGGACGCGTTAGTGGCTATGTCGCATCGAATATCGTGTGGCCGATTATCTTGCCGGACATTTTTAAGGACACTACCACGGGGGTCATAAGCGCTTGGAAGACCCTTGTCGACGATCCCGATTATCGCGTACTGACATTAAATAATACGCTCACCCATTTCGCTTGTCGTACTCCGATTATAGGCCCCGACGGTCGCATGTCGACATTTTGGGATGCTAGCTATGATATCCCGCACATGATGCGCAATCCGCTTATGCGCTCGTTCTTTAGTACGAAAGTCGCCGCGGGGGCGCTTGGGGTGTGGCCTGATGATCCTCAATATAATGATGTTCTGTCCGAAGCGAGTGACCGCATACCCGAACGTGTTCATAAGGTACGACACGAGATGAGTCCAACGTACCGTATATCCGCCGAAAGCATGACCGTTCTAACATTAACGACACCGTTACTATTTCCGAATACCGATTTTGCACCGGTGACACACATCTATGCTGATCGTGTCGAAGAAAGAGAGGTCCTTCATGGGATCATAGAGAAGTATAAAGATCAATATGCAAAAATGCAGCCGAACGACCCAGCATACGATGCAAGGGTAAAACGAGGGGCTTCTCTATTGGCGTCTAATTGGGAGAAGTTGCAAGAGCCGGATCTAAGGGTCGCAAACCAGTTTGTTGGCGACATGCAGGTAGCCGCAAGCGGCCGTGGTCTTAAATATCACGTCTTGCCGAAATTGATGATGGCTAGGTATCCGGGATCGGAGATTTTAGCAGATATCTTCCGTCCCGGCCAGACGTCCACACCGATAGAAAACGAAATCCGCAGCTTGACGCTTTCGGAAGCTGAACTTGCCAAGTATACATTTCGACTTTTGTCGTATATGAACGTTGCATCGGATGAACGTGGTAGGATATGGTTTAGCTTCGATGCCGAAGCGTTAAAGACGGACGCGGATCGAGCCACGTTTTTTAACGATGCTGCCAAATTTAGTGTCTTACTTGAATGGTATCTAAACCGTGGTATAAATCAACTGCAGGCAGAACAGCTTCAGAATCCTCATCTCGAAATGGTCCGTAAAGCTGACGACATCGCTCAGCGCTTAATTAGGGACCTAGGCGGTAGCCTATCGGAAGCGACTGAGCAAGGTGCAAGTACGCTGCAGGCCCTGCGCAATCCAACTATTAGGCATTTAGTTTACAGCCGAATCTTTAACGCAGAATGGGTTGCAACGCAACTTGCTCTTTCGCCTTCGGAAAACGATCGAAAACAAATTTTTAACAACGTGTATAGATATAGCCCATTTATTGCTGTACAAGCGCGCCAGTTGCAACTCGATAAGGAATGGCAGAGACAACAATACCGTGCTACTGGCAACGCTCAAATACTCGACGAATCGTTGCGGGACCAGGTTGACCAGTTGGAGGAGCCCTTCTATTTTGCATATGCGGCAGCGACCAAAGATGCGCAAGTTACGGCTGCATTTACGCCTATGGATATGTCACTTGGCGCACTTGCCAAACAAATGGCATATCGGTGGGTGCCACAACCAAAATGGATGGTTGCCTGTTTCCAGGCTAGAGACGCGATTGCCGCTGCTCCTCTATTCCATCGCTACACGTTATTGTTGTATCCAGTTGCAGCATTCGCCCGAGGCTACGTTGATAGAACTGGGAAAGCATATAAAGAACACGCTATCGCGGCGGCCGACGAGGAACTGGCTCGTGGGTCGGACTTTGCCCAACTACTAAACGCGGGGCCTGCACGGACCGGCGAAGTTGTTTTATTGCTGAGGGAGTTGTTACCTAAGAAGTGATTCAATATGACCTTTATCGACGTATTAAACACTAAGATCGCAGACTTTGCTGCCGACCCGGATAAGGTTTTGTCCGAATCGGCAGATGACTTATTACGTCGTCTTGACGTCGGTTCGCCGTCCACAGACGACGTCGCGACGTCTCTTATCTATTTTGTTGCCACGTATGGGCTTAATCAACTACGGCATATTCCTTTGGAAAGAATGTTAGAATTAATTTATAGGGGCGAACTTCCAGAAACGCCTACGGAAATTGCGGTTATTGTTTCGTCTGCCCTAAAGCTTGATAAGTTCGACTACAGTACGTTAGGCGGAAGTCGTGTATTGGATTTTTGGACTGAGCTTACAGTCCAAGATCGTCTGTGTACGATTGCGGGCGTGCCGGATATTGTATTTGACGCGTTAAAGAAGTGTGTCGAGTCGGAAGATCGTGCAGAGGCAATCATTTTGGCTTTGGTTAGTCACATGAAATCACTCCTAAAGGTCGATTAGTCGGAGAGGTACATCATGTTTAAGAAAGGAAAAATAAAGAAGATTTTCCACGACAAAGGGTATGGTTTCATCGTACCCAATGGTGGGGGTGCCGATGTCTTTTTCCACGTCAAATCCTACGTCGGCGATATTCCTTTTACCGAACTTCAGCCCGGTTATGAAATCGAATATGAAGATTACATCGTCAATTCGCGAATCCGAACCAAATTAGTCAAGTTTACAAAGGACACAAGTGATGCCGCCATTGACAGCTCAGGATCGTGAATGGGTAACTGCCGTTATTGAATCCACCGTTGCCAAGGCAATGATTGAGTTTAAGGATGAAAATGCAAAGCTCAGGGAAGAACTTATTGCTACAACAAGGGATCTATCAAAGTCCTTGGAGGAATACGTCCATCGACAGCTCAAGGAGTGTCAGACAACTTGTCGAGAACGACAGTATGGTTTTCTCCAACATCTCATTGCCGGAGCCGTAGGTGGATTGGTCGTAGGTGCTGCTACGAACGGACATAATATTTTTAGTATCATACAGGGAATCATTCGATATATTTTCTCGTGATTTCATTCTCTCCTTAAACGCGCGGGTTTGCTCGACTGCTTCCTGGCATTGGACGTCGAAAAATGCCCGAAAAGCCGAAACCGCAACAACCGGTCGCGCAACAACAGCAGCAGGTCGAAGAAGGCCCTGGGATGCTGGAGCAGGCGCTCAGCATCCTTAAAATGTTCCTGTTTATGTATGCCGCGAGCGCCGGCCTTGTCCCTAGAAGCGAGGCGGCAAAACGTAGTTTACAGGCCTTTAGACAACAGATAAAAGCACGAGGCGACATAGTTCCACTGGAGCAGAAAGAAATCGATAAAGTCGTCGATACAGTGGCGCGCTGGTTCGGATTTCCTTCCATAGAGCAGGTTCCCGAAAAAAATCGACAACTAATTTACGAAGTTGCTAGATACGTCAACTGGTTCGCACCAGAGATAATGGACTATGTGCTCGCGCCGACCGGCAGTTTTTCGCAGCTATATTCCTATCTTGGTGCAGGGTTCCAAAAATTTGATCCTACCCTTAGTCGCGTAGGTCCCGGCGGGAAGCCCCTGTTTCAAGAAGTTGGCGAATGGATCATCGCTAACATCTACGCAAACGCCAATTTACGTGATAATAGGTTTATTGCTCTAACGGGCGGGATGCCGGCCGGCGCGTTCGGCGAGATGGTCTATCATTTAATCACATTGGGATTGGTTCCCTTTAACGAATCCTATAACGAGATTATTTCGGCCATTAATCGACATGCCCCGGCAGTTGTAAGAACAGGGCTTCTGCTGCAGAGCCTTGGCAAATCAAATATCGATATTAGCGACGCCGTAACGGCTTATAATTCTTTTCTTGCTATGCTCGCTCCCGAAAAGATTGGCGGGACCCCGGCCGAGCAAATTGAACGACTACGGCATACAATCGCTCGGCTTAAAGCTACTTTTGCTCCTAAAGGACCGGGTGAACTTTCTACGGAAGAAGCGCTGAAGAAAGATGCCGAGCGTATTGTAAAAGCCATCAACTCTATGGGAGGACGATGGTACGGCACCTTAGTATACGCCCTTCAGAACGGATTTGTAAGTCCAGCGTCGATAGCCGGGCGAATGGCTTCGCAGATTTTAAGCGGCCGGCCCGTTCCCGTTTTCAATTCGAATCAGGTATATAGCGCCCTTGTTCGAAGTGGCGTTCGCCCGGCGGATGCCGTCGTCATGCTCCAGAGTCCCAACATCTATAAGCCCTATTTTAATGATCCTCGACTACAACACGCCCTGCGAGGCGCTCAGCTAATGGAATTTAATCGAAATATGAATATGCTCGCATTCGCGCTCCGTCGTGGAGGGGTTTCCCCAGGACT